AGCCGCCGACACTGCCGCCGCCGGAGCCGCCGAGATCAAACGATCCGGGCGCTGCGACACTGCCGCCACCGCCGAAGGTGGTTTTCGACACCTGGTCCATTTGAACGAGCCCGGCGGCAAAGGCCAGGCCGGCGGAGATCCAGCCCTTGGGGCCGGGGATGGTGAGTTGTGCCATTATCGCGGAGGCGGTATTCATGGCTACTGCGCCCATGTTGTATTTTTTGGCGGCCTCGAAACCTTCCCGGCTGGATTCATCCTGAGTACCGGCAAGGAGCTTGAACAGTTGGCTGGCCATGGCGGTGTAATCGGAGGCTTCGGAGAGCTGGGATTTGTACGAATCGGCGGCGATCTTGCCGGTGGCGATGGTGTTTTTCTGGCGCTCCAGGGCGGTGGCCTTGTCCAGTTTGGCCATGGCTTCTATAGCCTGTTGTTCACTTAACCCCTTGGTGGCGATGGCCTGCCGTTCGATATCGAGCATGCGCAGGCGTTCTTCGTGGGCGGCCTTTTGGATGGCCAGCTGGTTGGCGGTCTGGTCGGCGATGGAGTCGAAACCGCCGCTTGCGTTGGTGCCGACCATGGAGGCCTCGGTCATGCGGTTGGCGGATTCCAGGGCACTGATGTAGTTGATAATATCCCGCTGGCGAGCGTATTCGCGGACCTGTTCCCGGATGGTTTTGAGGCGTTCGGTCTCGGCGGCATCAAGTTTCTGGGCGGCGGCTGCCTGTTGTTCCAGGGATTGCAGCTGGCCGGTGCCAAGGCTGAGTGCCGGGTTTTTGGTGAAACCGGTGGGTTTGTCGGTGAAGAGGCCCATCTTTTTCATGACGTCGCTGCCGAAATCCTCGGCGGCCAGCTCCAGGGCGGCGTTGTCCCAGGCTTTGCTCAAAAAGGTTTTGATTTGTTGCTGATATTCCTTTTGCTGGTCGGTAAGGCCTTTCTTTGTGGTTTTCTTTACTGCCTCCACAACACCGGCGCTGATTTCAACCGCCTTGGCGATGATCTGATCGCGATCGCCAAGCAGATAGCTGAAACCACCTTCAGGGCCGACCGAATTTAAATCACCGCTGATCATGGCCGCAGATAATTCGCTCATCGGCTCGGGTTTTTTCGCATCCTTGAGCGCCCCAGAACCCCATGCAGTTGCAAAGGCTCCGGAGGGGGAAACCAGCGGCGCAATTTTAGCAATGATGCCATCACTCGCTCTGACCCAGTTTGTGGCCACTTCCGTGAGGGTCTTCATGGCACGGATTGTCCCGGTAAACATGCTGTCGCCGCCGTTTTCCATGACGGTGGTTTTCAGGTCAAACCAGGCTGTTTTCAGGCGCATGGTTTCGGCAGTCATGCCGGACATGGCCTTTTCACCTGGGGGGAAGGTCTTTTGCAGTTCAGCGGCAAATTTGGGGAGAAACTCATCGGAAATAACAGACCCGGCTTCCAGCATCTTGCCGAGTTCGCTGGTTGAAACACCCATGGCCCGCGCGGCGATCTGGAACGCACCAGGGAGCCGCTCGCCCAACTGGCCGCGTAATTCCTCGGCCATGACGCTGCCCTTGCTCATCATCTGGGATATGGCCATTAACGCGCCGTTGGTTTGTTCCGCGGAGAGTCCCAGGGAGCGGGAAGCGCCAGCCACGGCGCTGAAGATTTGGCGGGTTTTGTCACCTTCCAGGGCGGTGCCTCTGGCCGCAGCGGCCAGTTTCATATAGCTGTCGGCAGTGGATAACAGATCAAGGCCCAAGCGTTGCGCCTCGGCCCGGACAAACTGCATTGAGGCGGCGCCGCCGGCAACGCTGCCGGTGGCGGCCTCAAAGGAGTTGTTCAACCTCTCGATGGCCATGCCCGCGGAATGTAATTGGCTGATTACCGTGCCGAGGGTGAACCCGGCGGCCAGGCCCATCATGGACGTCTGCAGTGCCCCAAGCGACCCGGCCATGCGGCCGGTGGCGGTGTCCATGCCTCCAGCCATACGCCCGGCGGCGTTTTCAATATCCCCCATGCCCGCTGCCATGCGACCGGTGGCGGTCTGGGTGCGGGTGCCCATGCGATCGGCGGCGGAGTCGATCTGTTGGAGCCCCCCGGTCACCTGGGGGACACCATCCAGACCTACGGTCATTTCAATCATGTACTTGGCCATTGACAATCCTTGTCAGCGAACAGTGAAAGGCAAAGACCAGCGAACAGTGGACAGAGGACAGTGAACAGAAAGGCTTTTACTGTACGCTGTACGCTTGCATTTCACTGTTTTCCGCCTTTCACTGTCCACTGTTTTACTCCGGACACGTGCTGCAAACCCTTGCCAACCCTTCACCAAATTCCTTCTTGCATTTTTCCAGCTGCTTATTCCGGCAGTATTCACCGATCTCCTGATCGGTGCGGGCCTTTTGTTTGCCGCCATTGACGGCGGCCAGATAGATGTTGTCCATCAGCGCCAGGCAGCGGTTTTCAAAGCGGTTCAAAGAGCGTTTGGTTACGGTTAGCCAGGCTGCTATCTCGACATGTGTGATGGCGGCCGGTTCGTGCATGATCTGGCTGCCGCCCATGCCCGCGATCATGATGGTGTGTTTGCCCCTGGTGCGGGACAGCTCCTGAAAATATTGCCAGATGTGGCGGCCGGCAGGATGGCAGGTGTGCACGCTGTCATCCTGCCGATGCAGGCCCAGACGTTCGGCGCACTCGCAGAGCGAGGCGCTTATTTGGGCAAAAAATTGGCGCGATCCAGGATGAACGTATTGGCCTGGGCCAGCGCCCAGCCATAGCCGCGCCAGCCGAAGATCTCTTTTTTGTTGTCATCGGACAGCTCCAGGGCTGCGCCGTTTTTGCTGAAACCGCCCCATTCGGTGATCATGGCGCAAACGGAATTCAGCTGCTCCTCGCGGGTGTCGGCGGCGGTGCGGTTGACCTTGCCCGCCTTGGCGATCTGTTTGAAAACCTCATTGAGCGAGGCATCGGCGACGCGCTGGTAGGCCTCGGAATCAGCACCCTTGAGGCGGACCCAGAGGGGCAGTTTCTCGTTGCTTTCGGGGTGGCGGAAATGCATGACCACGCCTTCGTCGGCGAGTTTGGCGGTGTCGAGGGTGGAGAGATCGAAAAATTCTGACATGGTGTAGCTCCTTTTTTTTGTGATGTGGCTTTGAAGGCTAACCCCCCTCAATCCCCCCTTAACTTAAGGGGGGAGGCTTTTAGGCTCCCCCTCTTAAGTTAAGAGGGGGCTGGGGGGAGTTAAGGTTTTACGGTTTAAAAACTTACAAAAACACAATCACCACTTCATCATCGCCGGTACCGATGGCGAGCTGGAAGGCGGTGTCGGCGATCTCCAGGCCTTCGCGGTCGCCTTCGCTGACCTTGGTGGGAACCACGGTGGGTGCGGTGATCTGGACCTTGTTGTACTGGTCCGCGCCGATCGGCCCCATGTTGAGCGCGCCGGATGTGCCTGCTTTCCAGATGCCGTACCAGTCATGGGTGGCAACCAGCTCCATTTCCGGGTCAAACTGGCCGGTGGGGTTGCGGTCGGTGATGCCGAATGACTTGTAGCCGCTGGTGGCGTTCATGTCCTCGCGGGGGGCCAGGGTGTTGCCCATGTCGATGCTGAGGCTGCGCAATACCGGGGTGTAGCCGCCGATGGTGAAGGTGGCGCCGGTGGATCTGGGCGGAATCAGGGTCGGGAAGGTCGGGGCCAGGATGGCCACGTCGGTCACGGCGTTATAGGCACCCATGAAGTCGAACTCGGCGAAAATTTGCCCGCCCACTTCGGTGGAGAATTTGACCGCGCCACGGGCACCGGTGAGCTTTTTCAGGATGCCGTCGGTATAAACGCCGATGGTCATGGAGGGGACACCGGTGGAGGCCGGTTTGTAGGTGACGGTTTCCACCCCTGGGGTGACCACCAGGGTGGCGGCAAAGCCGCAGCAGCGCAGGTAGGGATCGACCGGCGGCAGGACGCCGGCGGCAAAGGCGGCGGCGCAGCCCATCAGCTCGGCCTTGAACGAGACATGGGCCAGGGAGAGGCCGGGGATCTGCTTCATCTTGGAGAGCGACGGCAGGGCCGCATTGCGCTGCAGCATCTTGATGTCCGGGGTCCACTTGACATCGAGGGCGATGATACCGCCATCGGCGGCCAGCAGGGCTTCGGCAACACCCTCCACGGCCTCGATTTTACCGGCCAGAACTTTACGCCTTGTTTTGATCATCTTTTGCTACCTCCTTTTGCTTGGCCGGTGGTGCCGGGGGCGTTTTGACCGGTTTGGGCTGGGGGGTGACATCCACCTCTTTGCCGTCCACGATCTCCACGATCCTGAGTACCGACGCGTCGTTGACTGTGATCTGCATGGCTGCTCCTTTCTAAAAAATGCGTTCCGTGATGGTGATGCTGATTACAGCGTGATGGCAGAGTACTTTGCCGAAGAAGCGGTCATCGATGAGTGCCAGCTGCACCGGGGTTTTGTCCGGTTCCAGGCCGTTGCGGTATTCCCATCCCCCTGGCACGGCAGGTGAGGCCTCGCGGAAAAGGTCGCAGATATCGTCGCAGAGATCCTGAAAGGCGCTGGCGCTGGCAACGGCGTCCTGGAGACCGAGATAGCCCTTTATCAGCATCTGGTGGTGGCGGTTGACCGGGCCGGTATAACTCTCCGGCGCTGCACTGCGGGTTATCTCCCAGCCGCAGACCTTGCCTCGGGAATCCTTGAACAGGTTGATGAACTTCTCCGGATCAATGACCTGGCGCTCGTAGGCGTGGACCAGCCCGGTACCGGGGATGCTCTCCAGTTTGGCCTTGATATCGGCGGCGATGGTGCTGTAGCGGACGGTCATTCGCTTAGTTCCTTGGCAATGCTGAGGCCGTGGCAGTCAAATATTTTTTCCACCTGGGGCCAGTTGTCGGTTAACGCCTTTTCGAACATGTGCGCGCCTTTGAAACCCTTGAGTTTGATCTTGCGGCCAATTAAATAGGCGGCACTTTCCGCGTCTTTGCCGGATAATCCCAACTTGACTCTAATCCAAGGGAGGAGTGGAGAAACGTATTTGCCTCCTGGGTCTGCTGAGGCAATACCTTTGCCCGGTTTGCGCCCCTTTTCGATCACCTCGGCGTATTTGTGGGCGGTCATGATCATACCTTTGACCAGCGGGGTGCCCTTGCCCGGTATATCGTGTTGGATCGAGCCGAGCAGGCCGCCGTAAACCCCCTGGGGGGTATTTGCCTTGACCTTGGCATCCAGAAACAGGGTGGCCTCGGTGATGGCCTGGTCCAGGTGGCTTTGAACGATCTGCGGGGCCTTGCCTGAGAGCAGATTGCCGGACCTGGTGATATTGATATGGAAGTTCATAAAGGCAGCGAACAGTGAAAAGCAGCGTGCAGCGAACAGTAAAAGCCTTTCTGTCCACTGTCCTCTGTTCCCTGGCCTCTGGTTTCCCTGTTCACCGTCTTACCCCACTGATCAGCCGCATTCTCGTGTTGTCCGGAGGCGGGGCGACCACTGACGCGGCGGCTACGGTGTCGTTGTCCTTGATGCCCAGGTGCGTCTTGTAAAGTTTCTCAAACGAATCAGCCAGGCGGCGGAATTCATCGGCCTTGGAGCGGTAATTTACGGTGTCGGCCTGGATGGTGCTGTCACTGGTCTGGCCGAAGGCGGCGGCAAGCTGGCGCAGGCAGATGGAGGCGGCCAGATTGGCAACCGCTTCCAGGTCGCAGGCGGGCACGCTGTCCTCGGAATGCAGGATGGTATAGGTCTGGCGGACGTTTTCGTCCGTGTCGGGCTGGGCGATGAGGATGCGGAGCACCTTGCCGGTGGGCGTGGCATAAATGGAGTAATCACGGCGGTCGATGATATTGGCCGGGACGCGGTCCGTGGGGTACTCGACCTGGAGGATGTTGGAAAAGCCGTCGATCCAGTCGATGGGCAGGGCCACGTCGTAGGTGCCGGCACCGGGGATATCAACAACGACCTCCAGGGGCCGCGCTTTGCTGTAGCGGTTGAGCGCTTCGGTGGCGGCCAGGATCAGATCGTCCGGATCGGTGATCTTGCCGGAGTCGTCCTTGATCTTGGGGCGGATCATGTCGATGAGGGTTGCCATGGATGGGAGATTACAGGAGGGGGTGGGTGTAAGTATTTTTTGCAGGCAAAAAAGAAAAGCCCCGGTCCGGTTAAGGGCAGGGGCTTTTGTGGTGTTTTGGGCTTTGTACTCTTATCGAAGGTGGTTGTCAATGGTCATTTTAAAATCTGAATCCGGAACGGAGAGGGCCGAAGCGGCGGGTGTTGTGTTTGGGGGAGGATACTGCCGTTTCTTCTGCGCCAATACCACTAATTGCCGGTTCTGGTGAAACATAAGGCCTGACCGTTAGGGCATCCAGATAGGTTGCATTATTCAGGTCTTTTGTCAGTCTGACTCTTGTGGCATCACTGAATTGGCCGGTTTTAGTACCTAACGATGTTCCGTCGGAATAAAACGTAAACGCGTTGACATTGGCCGCGGCCTCTACTTTTTTGTAACCTAAAGCGCGAGGGACTTCCGTTACTACCCAATCGCTGCTTTGTCCGGAGTAAACGATATACCCGGCGCTGTTGCCAGTTGATACACCAACTGCGTCTCTGCTGGTATTCGCCGCATTTGTCACCTGTAACAGCATCTGCAACGATGTTGAGTTGGTGTCATAGATATTTAACGCCGCACGGACGTGGTTGTTTGTGCCAAAACTTCGGTTCAACGTTCCCTTGCCTGTCACCACGGCAGATGCTACGCCTTGGACCACATTTGTTGTGTCCCGCTTCACCCGCAAAGTCATGACCGGGTTGTAATCAACAGTCCAGCCTGGGATTGGGGTCGTAGCAGCGGCAATCAGGGCATCATAGCCAATCTCCGTATATGCAGTGCCCCATACTGTTGCTGTTGCGCGCCCGGAATACCAAACATTTACAACGTCTGAGGCATCCAACAGGAAAGTTGCGCGGTAAATCAAGCCATTGTCCCACCCGGCAGTTGACGGATCGAGGAGCGGAACTGGGTATAGTGTCCACGCTGCCCCGTCTGTGCTTTCAAGTAAAAACAGAGACCCTGGGACGGTGGCCGAATTATTCGCCATCATTAGATATTTGGATTTTGAGACGAGATATTTAACCTGGATATGCCAGGGGGAAAATGATGTGGTTATACCCCCCAAATGCGTAACAGTCGCGTTTGTGCCAGTACCCCAACTTCTCCCATCAGTCGATGTGTATTTCTTGATTACGCGAGGCGCGCCCGCTTGAGTAACTGTCCACATTACCCAGGAATCCGCTGATATTTTACGAACCGCAGGTGACACCTCCTCAGCGGCCCCGACATCCAGTACCACGGTGCCCAGATGGACGTTTGTAATAGCGCCACCATCCAAGTCAGTCCAGGCTATTCCATCGGCGCTTTTAATAGCATATAGTTTCCAGGTGGCAGAGCTGTCCTCGGTGGCCTTGAAATACATCCAGAGTTCGTCGGTTGTGTCGTTGTAGACCAATTCAGTATCGGAGTTGTAGCCAGTGGGTGATTTTGGTACTACGGGATTGGTCAGACCTGTCGGCACGCTCCATGTGGTTTTGTCCGCAGAAACCACAATTGAGGGGTTTTCATAGCTGCTCACCGAGTTCGGATATGGAGTAAACGCCATCCAGTAGGTGTGCCCATGCCAGCCAGACGGGAAATACAGAACCGATGGATGAACCGGTTGATTTGAGGGGGTGCTGTAATAGCACGGGATATCGAGGGCGCTGGTATTGTCCAGCACTTGACCCTTTACAGCTTCAAAATCCTCGGCCAGAAGAAATGTGGTGTTGATATTACTGGTTGAGGAGGCGGCAGCATTACCATAATATATGACGATATCAACTGTATCTGGTGATGCGGGTATAGATGGTATTTTTATCCATACTACGGCGTTGTCGCTGTCAGTTTTTGTCTCGATCCAGTGAGACAATAATGTGGTCCCGTCCGCTGCGGTAAAACGAAGGTCGGAAAAATCTGTCTTGACAGCCGAATTACAATAAATATCCGTTACGGTATCTTCGCCAGCGCCAAAATGCGCTGTTAGTTTAACGGCATAGTTTGTTTGAGATGTTGCTACGCCCGCCACAGTTAGCGACTGCCGTTTAGTCCAACCATCTAGCCAGCCTGCCCAACAGTTTCCCGCCACCGCTAATATCATCAGCACCATCAAAAATCTTTTCATAAAATCTCCAGGGCGGGTGTTCTCCCGCAAGTGGATTACTTTGCGTCCTTGCACTTCTCCGCTAAAAAGGGATATTCACACGGCGCTTTTTTCAACAGGCAGATTGGCCACCCTCTGCGCCGAAAGTGGCAATATGCACAGATATAAAACGCCTTCCACGGCTTGTGCGGCTTTTCTGCTATGACAATCTACATCCCCTCAACCTCAACACTGGCATCCACACCGCTGATGGTGATCTGCGTGACGTCGGGGTGGATGATGATGATGTTGTCCTGGTCGGCGTAGATCGTGCGGGTTTTGGTGCTGTCGCTGTTGAAATAGCGGGTGATGTTGGTGGTGCTGGGGATGATGTTGATGGCTGTCCAGTCGGTGATGTTGTAATCGGCGCCGGTACCCTTTTTGAAAACCTTGGTGGTGGCCAGGTTGATCGGCACCTGGGCCTTGGCCGGGTCGGGGATAAATGCCTGAATGCTGGAGGTGCCGTCGTTGGCCAGTTTGCCGGGGGTGACGTTGATGGCGTGAGAGGCAGTGGACAGTGAGAGGCAGAGGACAGCGGACAGTAGAAAGGCAGTGAACAGGGTTTTCATGGTTGCTCCTTTTTTTTGTTCAACGTTCAAGGTTCAACGTTCAAGGTTCAAGATTCAAAATAAGGGTGGGGAGACCCCGCCCCTACATAACGCCCGTGGGTGTCGGCAGAACGATGTTTACCGGGTTGTTGCTGTCGGTTGTTGTGGTTGTGGTGGTTGTGGTCGTATTGGTGTTGTTGGTGGTCGTGTTATTCACAGGAGGCGGTACAATAGTTGTAGTTTTGGTTGTGTCGCCACAACCGGCCAGAAGGCAGAGGGCAGTGGACAGTATGAGGACAGCGGGCAGTAATTTCATTTTTTGCTCCTTTCAGAAAAGGGCGGCTGCTTGAGCCGCCCTTTTTGCTTCGTCTGGTATCAATGGATCGATCCGGTCACAATCTCTTTAGCAAGATAAACAACGTCAGATCCCGCCATTGCGGCGAGGTCCCTCCTGTTACCAGATCCACAGCTACGGTGGCCTCATCGGCAATGAGCGTGGTGGTGCCGGCGGTCAACACCTTGACCGTGCCGGCGGCCGTGACCGTGCCGGTGTAGTTCGTGAATGCCCCGGATTTCAAATAAACCTTGAGGGTGGGGTTGGTGCCGGTCACGCCACGGGCGTTGACGCTGGCCGAGACGATCGAGTATTTCGCCGGGGCGGTGAATTTGACCAGGCCGGTGCGGGCGCCGGAATAAGTGCCCATGATCGGCAGCACTACCGGGGTGTAGCCGGGCGAGGCCGGGGACGGGTTGGAAGTGGCTGCCAGGGCAAGGCCGGCCACGGTCGTCGCGACGATCAGCATGATTGCCATCAAAATGCTTTTAAATTTCATTGGTTCCTCCGGTTTTTTTTGTTCAACGTTCAACGTTCAACGTTCGAGGTTTAAAAAACTGTTCAAAGTCCAATGTTCAAGGTTCGAGGTTTTAAACATTGAACTGCCTCTAACATTGAACATTGAACGGGTGGTTACGCTGCTACGACCGCCTTATACGCGCCACGGTAATCAACCACCGCGCATTCGTAATCGTGGGTGATGCGGTACTGGATGCGGCCGCCCACGAACATCTGACCGTTGGCGGGGTTGTCGGCCACCAGCATCTGCGGTTCCTGTTGGCCGTTGAGGAAGGCCAGCTCCACGATCTCCACCTCGTTGGGATCGGCGAACATCATCCAGTCGGTGGCGTCGGTCATGAACGGGTTCTCGAACAGTCCGGCAGGCTGGAAATACTGGAACATGGAGTTGCCGTTGGCAATCGTGACCGCCTGGGGGTTGAAGTTGTTGACGTTGGTGACCTGGGCGCGCAGATCCGACGGGAAGGCCACCGTGACCGGACGGAGGCCGAGCACTTCGGCGCTGCCCGGTTCCGCCTGTTTGAACATGGCGGTGCGGGCCGCTTCGGCCGGGGTAATGTCGTAGGCCGTGGAGCCGAGGTTGCCGTGATCGGCATGGAAGATCGCCTTGGCATCGCCGCCATAGGTGGCATTGGTGATGAACGGGTTCCAGACGCGCTTGGCCAGGGTGCGGCGGGCAGCGCGGGGCAGGCGGGTGATGATCTTCTGGATCAGCCGGACATCGTCGTTGATGATCATGCGGCGGTTGATGGTGATGATGCCGCCCTTTTCGTTCAACGCGTATTCGACCTTTTCGTCGGACAATTCCCCCAGATCCGGGTAATCGGCCACGTCGGTGTCCACATCCGGCAGATCACCGTAGTAGCCGATGCGGATGTTTTCCAGGGTACGGAAGTCCACGGCGCGGCGGATGTTGTTGCCGACCAGGCGCGAGACGCCGTAATCGCTCATTTCGCGGTAATCCTGGGTCAACCTGCGGTAGAGGGTGTTGCCCAGGGCATAGGTGAAGGTGGTGTCGCCGTAGGCAGCCTGCATGCGGCGGAGCTGCTGTGGGTTGAGTACGCCGCTGATGTCCACGTCGCCGGTCATCTCCACATAGGCGGCGCGGATGCTGGTGAAGATCTGGACATCCTTCATGGTGTCGGGCAATTTGACGCCGAACATGCCGTCAAAGGCGGCTTGAAGTTTGTCGGTGGATTCCCGGCCGACAGTTACCCGGACATCACCCGCGCCGCTGACAGCTCCGGAGGCGCTCAACTTGTCGAGCATCTCTTTTTCCGCCTTGATAGCGGCCTGGAGGGATTCATCCTTGAACACGACATCCTTGAAGCTGGCGCGGAGTTTGTCCTGCACCGGTTCGGGCAGTTTGCTGGCGGCCAGGGTGCTGGTGAGGGTCATGTTGCAGGCGATGAGCTGCATCTGTTCCAACTGCGGCGACTGTGACGACGGCAATCCAGCAGCCGACTCTTTCATGGCAGCGACAAGTGCTGAGACCAACGGCGCGGCATCTGATGCTGTCACCGTCGCGGCGGCAATCTGCTCCAGGGCCTGATCCTGGGTCATGGTTCCGGCGGTGATTCCCGCCTGGATCTGGGTGTGCAACTCGGGCCGCTTGCTCTGCAGGGCGGCCAACAGTTTTTCAAACATATCTGTGTCCCCTTTCTGGCCTGCCTCTTCGGCTGCGGCCAATCGTAAAAATTTCCCATTGTTAGTGGGGTTGTAAACCACATCGACTTCCACGGATTTGATTTCAACAGGTTCTTTCATCATTTTTCCAGCTACCATTTTGTTGATAGCCCGGCCAACAGCGTCAAACGAAAGGCCAAACAGGTCCGGTTTGCCCCGTTCAAAACTGTCAACCAATCCGTCACGCAACCATTGAGCGCTTTTGAGGATGCACAGATCCGCCTCAATGGCCGTACCGGTGTCGGTAACGTTTTTCAGCCAGCCGATTATTTCCTTGACTGATTTTCCAAATTGCTTGTTGGCCGCTTGATGCTGGCTCTCATTCAGTGCGAAAACACGGGCGCCCTCGATTAGACTCGAAATAGCGGCAACCAGGGGCTCGCGGGTCCAGTTGATCCGGCCATCCTTGCCGGGGCCGTATTCATTGACCTGTACCCTCCATGTATAACCGTAATCAGCAGAGTCAGACTCACCGACAGCGGCCATGATACGGCATGATGTCTGGATCAGTTCAAAAACCATGGGTTACTCCTTGCCTTTTTTTGCATCCTTGGCTACGCGGTATTTCTGGCCGTCTGCGGTAACGATGACCAGGTCCTTGCCGCTGTCCTTCCAGTCCAGCACATCAGCCGGGGTCAGCGCGCGCTCCACCGGGACATGGACGTTGCCGCTGTCGGTTTTCTTCGGTTTGGAGCTTTTGAACACCAGCCCCTCCAGGTACTTCTTGTCGATCGCTTCTGCCATTGTGTTACCTCCTTGGTTTGTTTGCGGCCGCTTGGGCCTTTTCCCAGCTCGTTAAATACTCTTTTTTCGATCCCCACCCCGGCATGTAGGCCACATGCATGCAGCCGCAGTTGACGACCTCGCTGGCCGGGGCTTTGGGATCGCGCGGATACATCATGATGATATTGCCGATAAGGAACGGCTCGGCCACCGGTTTGGTCTGGCCGTTGTTGTACAGGTGATAGATCCGGGCGCGCTTGGGGTGACCGGCGTGCAGCCACATCTTTTCCAGACCGGGCAGGGTTGGCACGGCGGCTTCCATGCTGGCCTGGTGGGCCATGGTGAAGGTGCGGCCCAGCTCGGTTTTGGTGATGACCATGGCGCGCTCCTCAATGCTTTTGAAAAAGCCGGGGCGCTCCAGGGTGCCGGCAATGGTCCCGGAGATCTCGTGCGGGGTTTTCTGTCCCAGGACACCCAGGGTGAGCTCCGCCCGGATCTTGGCCTGGGCATCGTTGGTGATGGCGCTGATCCGGCCCCAGGTGAATTCCTTGAGCTGGTCCACCAGGTGGCTGGAGATGCCGACCGGAGAGAGGACCGTGCCGGCGGCGCTGGCCATCTGCGGCAGCAGATCGCGGCCTGCCTCCCAGGCGGCGTTGATGCCCCGGCCCAGCTCCACCCGCATGCCGGCCTCGGCGTCGTAGAGCAGGCGGTCCAGCTGTGCCAGCATCTGCGTTTGCCGAAAGGCGGTGAAGGATTCCGGCGCGGCGGAGGCGATTTCACCAATGACCTGTTTGCGCACCTCCTCCAGTATCCGGCGCACGGCCTCGGCCCCGGCGATGGTGCGGAGGCCCTGGGCGGTGAGGATCTGCTGGAGTATGTCGGTTGCTGGTGTCGCCATGATTGTCCTTTGCTGCTTTAAACCTTAACCCCTCCCCGCCTCCCCTTACCTAAGGGGAGGGGTTTTAAACCTCCCCCTTTGTCAAAGGGGGACTGAGGGGGTTACGGGTTTGGCCCTGGTTCGCTTTATGACACGTGTTAAGGCCCTTTTTCGTCCTCATCGCGACCATCGGTAGCTACCTGGGTGGCGTTCGGCCTTTCTGGGGCAAATTTGGCGTTTTTGTAATCCTTCCCCTCGGGGGGTACGTCGCTGCATTCATCCGGGTCGTATTCGAAGCCGAGCATGGCGGTGCAGAAGGCGAACATGCGGGCGGCTTTTTCCTGGTCGATCCATCCCTGACCCTCGGCGGTTACCAGCGCGCTGGAGACATCGCGCAGCATGGTGGAGATCTTGGCCACGTCCTTGTCGGTGAGCGGCGGGGTGGAGATCTCGTATTGGTAGGCCTCCTCCTCCGGGACGTTGAGGTAGGAGGCATCAATGGCGGAGCTGATGACAAAGTCGGCGATGGTTTTCAAAACCGCTTTGGCTTCGTTCTGCCGCCGGGTGAAGTTCATCAGGGTCGGGCGGTCCATGGCGTCGGCGGTGGCGCGGTTGCTGCCGTCGGGATCGGCATACCAGTGGTTGGGCACGCACTTGGCCCCCAGGATGTGCCGGCGCTGGAAGCGGGTGGCGGTTTCGGCATCGAGCGCCTTGAGGTCCGGGGCTACGGCCTCGCATGTGACCTTTTCGTTATGGATGAAGGCACCACCGGTGCGGGGTGGCGTGTAGAGGGCGCGCTCCGCCTCCAGCTGTTTGGCGTCGGCGCCGCTGACCGTGATGTCGTAGTAGAAGGCGTTGAACTGGCTGTGCTTCTCTCCGGCATCGAGCATGGTCTGCTCGTAGGCGTCCAGGTGCTCGCCGATGTTGAACAGGTCGGAGGTGCCCATCATTTCGGAGCTCATGCAGTTGATCTGGATCAGGAAGCACTGGCCGTCGGTCATCTGGTCGCGCAGCTCCTTGGCGATCGGGGAGAGATCCTCCTCGGTGTCGCTGTCCAGGATAACCTTCAGGGTCCGTTCGCCACGGTGTTCGGTGGCCTTGATCCGGACGCCGATCTTGGTCTGGACATCCTCGGGATCGCAGAGGGTGGTGGAGATCAGGCCGGGGTCGAGATAGCCCAGCTTGACCCGGCCGGTCTGTTCGGCCACATGGGCGGTAAGCACCAGGTTGCCGAATACGGCGCATTCCTTGATGTAGTTACCCCAGCGCAGTTCCAGCCGGTTGCGGTCCCAGAATGCTTTAAGCGTTTTTTCTACGTCCTCGTTGTCGCAGGTGAACGGCATGGCGTCGGCGGCAACGAAGGCGGCCGGGACGTCGATGAGGAAGGCGGCCAGGGGGTTGGTCTTGTAGAGCCAGTACGCCATGATGATCTGCTGCTCGTAGGGGGCGATGAGCAGCTCGCGGGTGGAGGT